ATCGGTAAGGAGTTTAGATGGCAACTTGCATTTGGTATTGTACATCAATCAAGGATCAGTGGGGTACTACAGCCGCAGATCGTGTGGACTTCGTTACCGATACGATCAAGGGTAGTCTCCATACTTCTGGTTATGCTGTAAATCAGGATACCGACCAGTATTTCACAGCTGCAACTAACGAGCTGACAACGGGAGGTGGTTATACAGCAGGAGGACAAACACTCACCGGCAAGACCCTCACACTTGATGGACCTTCAAACACCGTTAGATTCAAGGCCAACGATATAACGTGGACAGGTGCTTCGTTCACGGCACGTAAGATGGTGCTACGCAAAGATACTGGCGTAGCAGCTAGTAGTCACCTCATGGGGCTGGTCGATTTTGTCACAGATCAAAGCCCCAGCAGCGTTGATTTCGTTGTTAAGGGTGACGCAACTGATGGATTCTTGAGAGGAGTAGTTTCTTGACAGAAGAGCCTGATGCAGCAGTTGGTGGTGGGCCTGCGAATCCCGAGCCAACACAAGATCAGCCTGCTCCCGGCGAGCAGCCCGTGGAACCACTTCCCGAGGGTGGTAGTGGTAACGAACAGGGTGACGAGCCTGAAACCACAACCCAGTCTGAGGACTAACTGACATGGATACACCCGAAAATACACCCGAACAAGTTGCCGCACATAAGGCTAATGAGCAAAAAGCAGCCGTAGAAGCTGATTGGTCTTTGTTTCAGGTGGAACTTTCGGGTGATGTTACAGATTGGGAACCTCGTCCAGACCCCACGTATTGGGAGTTTGATGAGGAAAAGGATCAGTGGGTTCCTCTGTCTGAGGATAAGTTGCCTGACGGAGTTGGGATCAACTCTGATACTGGTAAAGTCACAATGAAGGCTACGGCCACAGTGACCCTCCGAGCAAGAGACGCGTCTCACGCTGAATACCTTGCGTTAAAGGCAGAGGAATCCGCTGGTTACTACAAAGTTGAGAGTGTCAAAGAACTAGATGCCTAATTATCCAATCCCCAATAGTGCCCGTTTGCAGGCGCCTGAATTCTCCGGTAGCACAGTAATTACTGTTGCTTCCGCAGCCGCGGCGGGCACTAAGGGGGCTTGGGTACAGCTAATCGCATCAACAAGTTTTGACTGCGATTACCTTATGGTATTCGTGGGATGGGGATCATCGACGAGAGTTAGTCTCATTGATATCGGTATCGGTGGAGCAGGTAGTGAAGTCGCAATTGCTTCTGATCTTCCATACGAGCAGAGTGGTTCAGTTGCACCATCTGTTTATTGCTTCATCGTTCCTACACCCATTAAATCTGGTACGAGAATCTCTGCTCGTGCAAATATCTCTGGTTCCGTAACCAAGCAAGTTGGAATGTGGGTAATTCCAGTCGCGGGTGGATATGTTCATCCGAATGATATGGGCAAGCTCACAACGTATGGAGTGGCATCTACTCCCACAATGACAAGCCTTGATCCTGGTGCCACAATCAACACAAAGGGTGCGTATTCACAACTTGTAGCTTCTACATCTACAGATATCAGAGCACTTCAACTCGTTTGCGCGAAATCTGGTACAGGCGCAGCAAGCGACTGGAGAGTAGATGTTGCAATCGGTGCAGGTGGTTCTGAACAGATCATCATTCCTGACTACTACTGCACAACTAATGCAACAGCTGGTCAGATTCCTGTCCCGCCAGTGTCTCCTGTTATTCCAGTGAGCATTCCTGTCGGTACTAGAATTGCAGCACGTTGTTCCAACAGCATCAACACAGCAGGTTCAAGACTTCTTGACGTAGCTATCGTAGGGATGGAGTAAATGGCTCTAGCTGTCAATGCATCCGGTACAGTAACAACAGATGGTACTGAGCAATCTCTAGCTACACCCTCAACTTCACAGGTGTATTGCCTAGACGTAGATGTAAATGCTATGGCTGCTGGAGATATCATCGAACTACGTGTGAAGAAAACTGTTCTTACTGGTGGCACAGTCAGAACTGCGTGGCGTGCATCAATTGGGCCGAGTCCTTCCGCTGATGCAATCATCGTGAGTCCTCCGCTGAATTGTCCGTTCGGCTGCACAGTTACGATTAAGAGAATAGCAGGCACAGACCGCGCATATCCGTGGTCGCTAATGACTCTCCAGTAATGAGTTACTACAACATTGTAGAAGCAGAGGAACTCACTACTGCTGCCTCACAACTGGTAGTTACGACCACACCCGGCTCAGTAACATTCGGAGCAGCCGCACCCACAATTCAAGAAACCGTCACACCCCCTGTGGGGTCAGTTACTTTCAGTGGCCCGGCACCCACAATACAGGAAGTTGTGAATAGTAGCTCAGGGCTGGTAACGTTTAGTAGTGCAGCACCCACAGTCCAAGAAGTTGTAAATACTACCTCAGGATTGGTGACCTTCAGTGGAAATGCATCCACAGGTGGTACACAAATCATACAATCCCCAGCAGGCACCACGACATTTTCGGGCGGGGCTACGGTTGCACTCCAAACGACTACACCGCCTGGTAGTGCAACGTTTAGTGGGGGTACACCCGGAGTCAGTGAAGTCATTACCAGTACGCCAGGAACTACAACTTTCAGTGGCTCCGCCACGGCGGCTATGCCCATCAAGATTGCAACATCGCCGGGCACAGTTACATTTTCGGGTGGAAATATTACCGTAGTGTTCGAGGTAGTGGATAGAGATGGCAGAGGGCTTCTGGAAATCAGACGGTTCGGTGCGACTCTCGATATCATCCCCGAGAGATCGGAAGTTGAAGTTGGCTAACATAAACGAGATGCTAACGTTCAAGTTCCAACTATTCGACCTCAATGGTAGTCCTGCTGATGCCGCTACAATATCCGGTATGGTTGTAGACCCAGAAGGTGTTGATAGTCCTGTGTCATTTACACACCAGAGCACCGGATATTACACCGGCACATATGTGTGTAAAAAGGAAGGAGAACACTGGCTTAGGGTTGAAACGACAGGCGTGAAAACAGCAATCGAAAAGAAATTCGATGTTGCTGAACCCCACGTCCAGATAGGATAACAATGTCTAGAAATTATTTGAGAATTGCACAGCAAATTCAGGATTCTATCTGGTTGATTACAGATAGTGGACTGAATCTGATTCTCAATGTGTTCGAGAGAAAGATGGCTGGAGACAATCTCACTGACGAACAGTTGGCAATGCTGATGGATGCAGGTCATGGTTCAGATGTGGATAGAGATGAGCCTTACCAAATTCAAGACGGTATGGCTGTCCTTCCTATCTATGGCCCCATCTTCGGTAAGGCCAATCTGATGACTCAGCTCAGTGGCGCAACGTCTATGGAACAGTTTCAGAAGGACTTCCAGATGGCTGTTGATGACACCGCTGTGAAAAGTATTCTTCTTGACATAGATTCCCCTGGTGGTACATCTGATCTGATCGAAGAAGCTGGGGAATTGATCTATGAATCAAGAGGGGCAAAGCCGATCTATGCACTTGCAAACGATCAGGCCGGTAGTGCAGCTTTCTGGCTCGCTACTCAAGCAAGCAAGTTGTACGGCACTACAAGTGGAGAGGTAGGTAGCGTCGGTGCATATACCGTCCACAAGGATCAATCCAAAGCTGATGCCAACGCGGGTCACGCGTATACTATCATCTCTGCGGGCAAATACAAGACAGAAGGAAATCCTCATGAACCCCTCTCACAGGCAGGACGAGAGTATCGACAAGAGGTTATAACGGAACTGTATGACGGTTTCGTTTCCGCTGTCGCCCGTGGACGTGGAGTAGACGTAGCAAAAGTGGATGCTGATTACGGTGAGGGTCGCATGGTTCCAAACAAGAAGGCTCTCATCCGTGGCATGATTGACGGTAACAGAACTTTCGAGTCTGCTAGCGAAGAAATCATCGCAAAGCATCCCAAGCAGTTCAGTTTCATGATGGGTGACAAGCCCGTCACAGGCACAATTGTGAATGGTCAGCTTGCTGTCAGCCCAACTACTGAACCCCAAGGCTATATCACTGTTGTTGGTGATAAAGGGCCTGAGTTGATTGCGTTGTCTAATTCGTGGGGCAATGATTGGGTTAGCAATGCTGACTATGAGCATTCTGAGCCTGGTACTGGTTCACCGCCACAGCGTAAAGAAAGGGAGGATAGAGATATAGCGATTGAGTCTGGTAGTCGTCGCGGTGATCTTCCTGATCCGTGGCCAGAAGAAGGTCAATTTTCAACACCCGGTGCCCCAAAGGCACAAAGTGAAGGGACACATGAAGCAATGGCAGATGAGCCGAATGTGAGGGCACAGCTGTATCAGCTGCTCGGTGTCGAAAACGACGAGCAGCTTTTGAGTGCTGTGACTGAACTCAAGAGTACGGATGATGCTCTTAGAAACGACGTGGACACCACCAAGTCGTTTGCGAGTGATTATCCCGATATGTACGAGCGTCTTTTGCGCTCGGAGGCACGTGAGCGTGATATGGAAGCAGATAAATTCATTGCTTCTATTTCAACTCTCCGTAGGCCGCAGGGTTCTTCCTTCGTCTCTATGAAACTGGGCCTGAGTGCTCAGACTCAGGAGACTCTTAAGGAAGTGTACCTCAATGCGGTTAACGGTAAGGCAACTGTCGCGCAGTTTGAGGCAGCTGTTAGGGCCATTACTCAGGGTGGAGTTGTTGATTACTCTGAGGCTGGTTCAAGTAGAATGCCCGAGGTTGATACTGAGACTTCGGAAGTGTTCTCCAATTCTGGTAGCATCGAAGATATCCAGAATGTTCGTACTCAGTTCTCTACAAAGATTCAGGAAATTCAGCGGAGTGACAACCTGTCTTACAAGGATGCAATCGCTGAGGCTACCAAGCGGTATCCTGATCTTGCTAGAGCGTACAAGACCGCCGTCCCTGTCAAGTGAGGTAATGTAAATGGCATGGGGAAACTTCGTACTCGATAAGGGCTATCTTGCAACCGCTGCCCTTACAAAGTATCGCTGTGTGAAGTACGGTACTAACCCCGAACAGGTTAGCCCCGTCACAGCGAACACTGATGACATTGCCGGTGTTGTGCAGTACGGCATCACGGCTGGTGAGCTTGCAGACGGTAAGGATGCAAGTGTTCGCATGATCGGCGTCACGGAGGTTGAGTGCAGCGCTGCCATCACTCTTGGTACGTGGTGCACACTTGAGGCAGATGGTCGTGTCTCCCCTCTGGTTGGCGCATCTGGTAAGACGGTCGTTGGTAAGTGTGTCGGTGATCCTTCTGCCGCCGCAGGCGATCGTATTGCCATGCTCATCGTACCTACTAGAGCAAAGGCATAGAGTATGTACGATCCTGGTCAACTTTATGTCGATCCCGTCCTCACTGGTTTCAGTGTAGGATTTGAGGATCAGGAACTAATCGGGCGCCAGATCATGCCCGAGACTCCGATCAGAACACAGAGTGGTAAGTACCTCGTGTTTGATCGTTCTTCGTGGCTCGTCTATGAGTCACGTCGTGCACCTGGAACTGTTGCGAATGAGATCGCAGGCGCAAAGTGGTCTAGTGACGTCTTTGCAACTCACGAGCATTCGCTTCAGTCTCCAATCCTTGATGAGGAGCGTCAGCAGCTTAACTCTCTTGGTGGGCTTGCTGATCCCGCATTTGGTGGCCCTCTCCAGATCGACCCGGAGGAAGATGCTACCAATCTGGTCACTGGTGCTCTGCTTCTCGATCATGAGAAGCAGGTTGCGAACCTCATCCGCAACCCTGCACAGTACCCTGCATCTAACAAGATCACTCTTGCTGGTGCACAACAGTGGGATAACTACACCTTCGTAACTGCTGGTGATTCTTATTCCATCGTGTCTGATCCTGTTGGTATTCTTCGTGCTGCATCCAACGCAATTTGGAATCAGACTCGTCGTAGGCCGAACACGCTCGTTGTTCCTACACTCGGTCTTGACTTCATCGAGAATCATCCTCGTGTTGTTCGTCGGTTTGAGCACTTCGCTCTTACCAACGATGATGCATTCCGCCAGCTCTTTGGCTTCGAGGGTAAGATTCTCACAGCACAGTCCGGTTACAACGCTGCTGACAACATTGACGCAGCTGAGTCGTTTACTGATCTTTGGGGCAAGGATGTTTGGCTCGGCATTGTCGATCCTACTCCTGGTCTGCGTCAGAAGACGTTTGGTAAGACTTTTGCGCAGATTTATCCTGATGGTTCTGTTCGCCCGACTGATCGTTGGCGTGAGGAGAACCGTAAGGCAGACCTCGTTCGTTCTTCGTTCAAGTGGGACTTGAAGATCACGTCGTCTGTTGCTGGTTACCTCATCACCACCGCATTCTCTGCTGGTGCTTGGTAAAAGGGGCATAAGAAATGACGGATACTTTCTATGCATGGTCGAACTTTCACGTCCACGAACCAGGTGAACCCGGTAAGACAGTCTCAAACAAGCCTTCTAAAACCTTTAAGCCAGGAGATGAGATTTCTCCTGGGGATTTGGGATACGAAGGAACGGATGATCCTGATTGGGTGGCTATGTGTGATGCCGGCGCTATTAGGACTACACCATATCCAGATATGGGTAATTGGGGCGGTAGTCCTGTGGAGTACGCTAAGGCACGCATTGCTGCAATGGCGGAACAGGAAGACTTCACAGATTTCCAGTATGGAACTGCGAAGGTTCCAACCGAAGATGAAGTCTCAGCAATTGAGGCAGGAGACAATCTTGCGCCAGAGGCGGCGCAAGCAACAACAACTCCACAGAAGGAGACTGAGGCTAAAGCCCAGTCAGATAAGTAGTCATGCCCGTTCGTAAAACAAAAGGCGGATACCGCTACGGTAGTAAAGGTAAGGTCTACCGTGGTAAGGGCGCAAAGTCCAAGGCCGCCAAACAGGGCAGGGCTATTCAGGCATCAAAAGCAAAGCGGAAGTAGCTATGGAAATACTAGCTAATCTCGATGATATCAACAGGTATCTGGATCAGGCAGTAGCGCCAGCCACGGATGAGAACACGGCTCTGCTACAGATTGGTGTTGCGAGAATTCTTCGTGGCAATCTGTATCAAGTGCTGGACAACGTAATCATCCAGGGCTGGCGCTCTCCTGAATCCACGCCTGATAGTGTCAGAGAGATTGCTGGAATGCTCATAGCTGCCCAGCACTACTACGTCGAATGGTCAAAAACAAACAACATCATTGACGATGACAGCTACCCTCAACGGCTGTATGATCGTGCAATGTTGGAGTTGAATAAAATCATCGACGGGACGGTTGTCATCCCAGGCATTGATGTCGTTCCATCTGACAGCTTGACTGCGGATGATTTCTTCCCCAATGATGCTACAGACAGAGCGTTCACGTTAGGTATGAATCTGTGAGCGGAATGATGTTCTCCATTAGTGACCACGGTACTGCCGAGGGCGTAGCAAAACGTCTGGAATCACATGCTCTAAGAGCTAATGATATGTTGCCTGTGATGACACGCATCGCAAGCAACATGTTTGAGATTGAGGAATCGTTGTTCCACTCTGGTGGTAGACGTGGTGGTGGTTCGTGGAAAAAGCTCGCAGACAGTACGATCAAGAAGAAGGGTAGCTCTGAGATTCTTGTGCAGACTGGTGAACTCAAGGCCAGTCTCACAGAACCAGGCCACAGGAACAACATCTTGGAAATCGGTACTCATGATGTGATATTCGGATCGAGTGATCCGTTCGCATACATTCACACAGTGGGTGCTGGTGGTCTACCTAAGCGTCCAGTAATCAAGTTCGCTAGATTCGACCATGCAAGATGGAATCGTTGGATAGCTGAATTCCTCATGGACGGTTTGAAGATTTGAGCGAAGCCAGCCCTGTGGGGGGTTTTGATACACCAGACCCGTTTGGTGAATTCTTCCTACCCTCTGATTTGATTGGCAAGTCTAGCGCTCTGTTGCAAAAGTGGTTCCCTACGTATCTACAAAAACTCGAAGAACGCACAGGAGTCAAGAAAGGTACTCTAAAAGTACCTGACAACTACAACAGCAGAACAGCTATCGAAGGCGTCCCAGGTGAATCATTGCCGAGAGTGGTAGTGCTTGTCACGGGACTCACAGATGCTCCAACCAAAGACGGTAGAGGCATCTACAGAGCCAGCTATCGTATGGGAGTTGGTGTTGTTGTAGTAGCTGAAAGTGAACTAGAAGCTTACACCCTATCTACGCTGTATGGCGCTGCTGTCAAGATGATTGTTCTACATCATCCTGGCATTCTAGGAGCGTCAGATCATACAGAGTGGATTGACGAAAGCTTCGACGTTGTACCAACAGCATCAGAGAATCAGAAGTTCAGGGGTGTTGCTGAATGGTTCTCAGTTGGAGTGAACAACGTGGTTCAGTTCGCAAGAGGCCCGCAAGATCCTGCACACATCTACGGCGTCGCTGAAAAAGTAGAGGTGGAACTGCAACGTGACGAAATATAGATACACAGGATTTCACCCGCAGGATTTTCAGTCGGGTGAAAAGGTAATCATGGCAGCTCCTGGTGATTACGTCGATCTCGAGGACGAAGATATCAAGAACGGCAGATACCAGGAGATGCTTGACAACGGCACACTCATGGGTCTTAGTGACCAGAAGAAAGCCCCAGCTACAGGGGGAGATAAGTAATGGCAGTAATCAACAGACCTGGCTCAGTTGTCACTCTGAGGACGACGCAAAGTAGTATCAGTGTACCCACTGATACGGGAGTTGCATTCGTCGCTGGATTGACTGATCGTGGGCCATTGGTTCCTACCGCCATTCATAGTATGCAGGAGTTTGTTACGATCTTCGGTGATCGTCAGACTTACTCTATTCTCTATGATTGGCTCGATGTTTACTTCCGCGAGGGTGGAAACGTCGCTTACATCAGTCGTGTTGTTGGGCCTGGTGCAACCACAGGTACGTTGAACCTGTTGGATGCTGGTGCAGCAATCTCCCTAGTTGCTAATGCCAACGGGCCTGGAGCTTGGTCGTCAAGTTACAAGGTTCAGGTAGCCGCTGGTGTTGGTAGCGGTACTTTCGTAGTTAGGGTACTCGATGCATCCAACAACGTACTGGAAGATTCGGGCGATCTTGTCGATACTCCGGCAGCGGTTCAATGGTCGCAATTTTCCAGATACATCAGGCTCGTTTTGGGAGCGTCTGCTAACGACCCCGCTGTATTGGCTGCTACTGCTCTGTCTGCTGGTAATGATGATCGCGCTAGCGTTACTGATACTCAGTGGGCAACAGCTCTAGCACTATTCAGCAAGGATTTGGGGCCTGGACAGGTCGCCGCTCCTGGACGCACAAGTGATACTGCACATAGTCAACTAATTGCTCACGAGCAGTCAAACAATCGTGTTGCAGTTCTCGATTATCCAGATTCTGTTCTCACTGGTACGTTGCTGGCAAGTGCAGCAGCGGCACGTGATAGAGCAGCATCAGGGTTTGCACCGTGGCTAACCGTACCGGGGGTCGTCAGTGGAACGTTTAGGGTTGTACCTCCTAGCGCTCTTATCTGTGGTCTATGTGGCCGGAATGATCCTGCTCTTGGAGCTAATCATCCGGCAGCTGGGCGTTTTGGTGTAAGTCGTTACGCATACGATCTTTCGCAGGCTGCATGGACTGATCTAAACGTCACGACTCTCAATGCTGGTGGCGTTAATGTCATCCGTAGATACCAGGGTTCGATTCAGGTATTTGGTTGGCGTTCCACTAGCACCGATCAGAATTGGGTTGATTTCGGCAACGCTCGTTTGTTCATGGCGATTGCAGCCCAACTCGATCAAGTTGCACAGAACTTCCTGTTCGAGGAGATTGATGGACAGGACGGTTCTACTGTCAACGAGTTCCACACCTCGTGTGTTGGAGTCATGATGGACTTCTTTAGAGGTCGTCAGCTCTTTGGAGCTACTCCGCCCGAGGCGTTCAATGTCGATACTGGCCCTGCCGTGAATACGTTGCAGACGATTGCCAACAACGAGCTTCATGCTGTTGTTAGCGTTCGTATGGCAACGATGGCTGAGTGGGTGCAGATCGAAGTCGTCAAAGTTCCGGTTACCCAGTCGTTGGTTTAGTAAGGAGTATAGATGCCAAACGACAATAATAGACCCACACGTCAAGATCAGTGGGCAATCATCGTCCATTATCAGGGTAACTCAATCGGTTACTTTGATAAGAAGTCGGGCGGTGCTGTGGACTCGGATGATACTAAGTATTATCCTGGTGATATGGCAGACCCGATCTCTCTTGGTGGACGTAGAACCACTGACAACGTGACCCTACAACGCATCTACGATGGTGACCTAGATCACACGAGAGTATTCGCCGGTGGCAAGACTCTGATCCAGGCACTCATGGATGGTGCAGGCAAGTCTGCTGTGACTGTTACTCAGCGTCCTAAGGATCGTGATGGTAACGGTTATGGTCAGCGCATTACATGGAATGGTATTCTCAAGCGTGTGCTTCCTCCTGAAACGGACTCGGAGAGTAGCTCGGCTGCCATGTTGGAGATCGAGATTGCTCCAATCGGCACGCCCACGATGACCTAGTAACTCTACGCAGAGGAGAGACTGCGTGTCTGAGAACGAACACGAAAACGAAAACGAAGAAAAGGCTGGCAAGAACATCCTTGATCTACTCAAGGCTGATTACAGTGAAATTGTCAGTCAGAAGGACGTATATATCCCAATCGTTGGTTGGGAAAAGAGTGGTCTTGCAATTCGTTACAGATTGCCAGAATCAGGTAAGGAGCTTGATGCAATTCAGCGTAGAGTAAATCAGCAGTACGATAAAAAGGAACGCTATGATCGCGGTTTCTTTACTGCTGTGGACACCATGATTAGGCTCTGTGAGGGACTGTATGTAAAGCATCCAGAAGATCCCTCCGTTTGGGTTGAACTCGATCCAAAAGAAACGGGCAGACCACTTGATTTGGGTGATGGCGAGGAGCTATCACCCATTCTTGGTTGGAATGGTGCTCCTGCATCTGCGCGTGATGTGGTCAAGCGACTGTTTGGTAACAACGAAATGGCCATTCTTGCACACTCTGAGAAACTTCAGAGGTGGATGATGGATACAAACGCCGATCTAAGCACTGAACTCTGGCAGGTTACGTTCGAATGAGCTTCATCTGGGATTTCCAATCCGATCTAGATACTGCTCGGAGTGTCGATCCTGCCGATGTTCTCGAGTACGCAACAATGTTGTGTGCGAGAATTGGCCCAGAGTTCATGCTTAGATGGCTAAACACCAAAGACGACATTGAGCGTGAGATGTTGCAGAAAATCTCGATAGATGTGATTGAGGAAAAAGAGAAGCTCATGCTCAATCAAGCCATAATGATCGCCAACGAAGTCGGAAAGATGTTCTCTAACAAATAATGCCATTCGGAGCACTCAGTTCTACACAGAAGATTACTGTGTTTCTCTCCCTGGTGGGTGGGCCACGGTATGTCGCGGGCACCACTCAAGCTGCCGCAGCAACAACGCGGCTCGGCGGAGCAACTGCCGCCACAGGGTTGGCAATGCGTAATACAACGCGTAGAACGTTTGCGATGAATCAGGCGTTGTTCACTCTGCACCGTATGGCTTTCTTGGGTACGACTGTCGTACTCGGCCTCGGTGCAGCGATGATTAAGCTGGGATTCAGCTATAACTCAGCACTTGATCAAGCGAGAGCAGCCCTCTCACCGTTGTTCAAGGATACCCAATCTCTGAATGACGAACTACAGAGACTGTTCAAAATCTCCAAGTATTCTCCGTTTGTTCTGGCTGACATGACAAACGCATTCCGTAAGATGTTCCCAGCGTTTAAGTCAACCGGAATGGGTTTGAATCAAATCAACAGATTGACACAAGCGATGGTGGACACGCTGTCGTTTGCTGGTAAAACAACGCCAGCAAATCTACAGCAAATGTCATACGCATTCCAGCATATGTTCTTTCAGGGTAGGCTGACTGGTCGTTTGATTCAGCAGCTCTCTAGTGCTGGTGTCAACGTCCACGAAATCCTCAGGAGACTTGGAGTCCAGGGACAGAATCTGAGCAACATCGCACGTCTGAATATCTCGCCTCAGAGATTCACGCAGGCATTCCTCGAAGTGAGCAATTTGCCTGGTGTTAGAGGCGCCGCTTTTAGACTCTCAACACGTTCGTTTGCTGGTGCTATGCAGGTGTTGAGAGATTCTGTGAGTCAGTTCATGGGACTCATGATTAGCGGCAATTACAATCGTGGTAAGAGTGCACTAATTGATCTAATCAAACCTGGTGGCCCGCTCGATAGACTCATCAATATCGAGAAAACACGCGGAAGAACTGCCGCTGTCTTTGAATTTAGTAGAATGATTACAGGAAGCACGGCTTTTGGTAAAGTTCTTGTATTCATTGCCAAGCTAATCAAAGACGTCGGCCGATTCTTCGTGACTATTTGGGTTCCAGCGTTTGCGCAAGCTTTAGGAGCGTTGATAGTGTTCTATCCAGCGCTCAAAACTCTCGATGAGATACTTAATTTCCTCTCACATCATGCGAAGATTGCAAGAATCTTGTTTACTCTCCTGTCCATCGCATTTATAGTTACATACGGGAGAGCAATTCTAGCATGGACAGCGATGAGGCTACTCAACATTGCACTATTTGGCCAAATAGCACTCATAAGAAAGCTGCTATTCTGGCTAGGCGTGCAAAATGTTGAGATCATCGCAGCCGCAGCCCTGTGGTGGAGTTTGGTAGAAGCTGAGTACGCAAGTGCTGGTGCTCTAGCAGCGGTAAGACTTGCGATCTTCAGTATCCCAATCATCGGTTGGCTACTTCTGATCATTTCACTACTGGTGACAATGTTCATCAAGTGGCATTGGTTCCATGTGCAGGTTGTACGTGGAGCAAACGCGATTGGTGATGCACTCCGTAACGGAATCATCAAGCCGCTACAACACATGGAGCGGATCATTGATCGTTTGACTCCGAAGATACCAGTCATCGGTGGTTTGGGAGGATTCGTAGCAAAGAGTGTGTTGCACTCACTCGTTCCTGTATTCGCCACAGGTGGAGTAATGCCACATACAGGCCCAGCTCTTGTTGGTGAGCGGGGGCCGGAACTTGTGCAATTGCCTGCTGGGGCACGTGTGACGCCCATCCAGAGAGGTAGTATCAATTTGACTGAACAGATGGGCAATCTGAAAGATGTCACCATCCATACACACCTACACGTAGATCGTAGAGAGATCGCAAATGCTGTCGCTCGCGTTAATCAAGACAAGCTGGCTCGACGCTAACCGCACCCCTGTGGGGGGTTTTTAACAAATGCCGCGGGAAGGCATAGACTACTCACAGTTCTATGAAATCCTACCGTTGGATGGTAGTGGAGATGTTGTCGTCGCCTATCGTGGTGATGGAGCAGCTACTATCACTGGCGGTGGTGGTCGTTGGGACACAGTTCAACGGCCTAAGAGACAGAGCGTTACACTTTGGCGTGGTGGTGACCCATACACAATGGATATCCCCATCTTGTTTGATGGATGGATGCTGGGAGATTCTGTTGAGGCTGCCATTGCTAGAGTGAACCAAATTAGATTCTCACCTGGTGCTCTCAAAGAACCTCCACATCTGAGAATTAATGGTGCTCTACCTGTCAAGGGAGCGACTTGGGTACTCGCAGAAATCACTTGGGGTAACCAAGTCATATGGGATACCAGTGGTCAGAAAATGTTTAGACTCCGCCAAGATGCTACGCTCCACGTGCTTCAATATGTGTCTGAGCAGGCGTTCAAGGGAGTCAAAGAGTTTAAGGTTAATGATAAGGTAGTCACCGTGAAAGATGGTCAGGGTATCGAACATCATTCGGGGGGCGATACCAAGACCAAGAAGTCGATCCAAAAGAAGAACAGCATTCGTGATCCAAAAACTGTGAAGAACAAGAAGGGCCAGAAGCTGATAGTTACACAACGCGCTAAGAATCTCGACACGATTCTGCGTGGTATAGCTGGTAGGTCTACCGGCGAAATCATCAACAAGATTAGCTGATGCCTAGAAACGCCTCAGATAGCAATCAGTCTGCTGCGAGAAAACTCGAGCTGAGTAGACTTGACCCAAGAGCGCAGCATAGGTCTGCGATGGGTGAAGATCTTGATGTTGGGAAGATCAATGTCATTCTCAACTTCAAGAGTAGGACAGAAATCTCCACTCATATCATTGATGGCAATATAGAGAGAACGATCGAGGGTGCCAGTACGCTCACACTAAATGTGAGTGATCCAGATCGTCAGTTGCTCAACAGTGGTCTGTTGGGTAATGGTCTAGATGTGGAGATAGATGGTCTGTGGTTCAGGCTCGCTGCTGTTGATAAACAGGAAGATGAACTAACCCTAACGTTTGAGGATCGTGAAATAGCAATCCTTAGAACGTATGCAACGTGGAAAATCGCTAGACGCGAACATACCACTAGAGCTGAGTTCATACTCAATCTAATACGAGAAGTTAGAGAATTCAGCATCCCGTTCATCATCCCCGAATTGCACGTAATCCAGCCCATAGAACGGTACAGCGGCGATCTAAACGGACTCGACCCATACGCCAATATACCGGGCGGAATCCCCGACTCAGCAGCTACGAGCGCGCCAATTCCGAACCCCGCGCTGACGCCGCAGGAACGTCAGACAGGCAACTACCAAAGCCCAGGCAGCATCATAACGGTCAAAGGCGTCAAGATCGACCAAGACCAGATCAAGAATGCAAATACGATCATACGCGTTGGACTCGGAATGACGGGCAGTAATCCTCATCAAAGAAAGATTGTTGTTTGTGGAATTATGACAGCAATTGATGAGTCTGTGTTGAGAAATATCCAAGGCGGAGATCGTGATAGTGCGGGTTTGTTCCAACAACGCCCAAGTCAAGGTTGGGGAACGTTTGATGAAGTAACCAATCCTGAACATGCTTCTGAGAGATTCTTCGAAGCTTGCATTCGTGAGGATAAGCGTAATCCCAATCTTAATTACAACGATCTCTGTCAAGCAGTTCAGAGGTCTGGTACTCCTCTCGCGTATGGGAAATTCCGCACAGAAGCGGAGCGAATTGTGAATGGTTACGGACACATTCCCAATGTCAATAGTGCTAACCTCATGAATGACAATACGGGAAATGGGCCTAACGGTAGTAACTACGTGTTTTATCGCGGTACCATTGAAGATCGTGGTAACCAAAAGATTCGTAAGCCAGAGAACTCTTGGCGTTGCATACAGCGGCTCGCTGATGACGTAGATTGGCGTGCGTTCTTCATCGCAGGCACGTTCTACTTCATGAGCGAAGAAGATTTGTTTAAACAAAGGCCTATCGCTACAATCACAGAGTTTGACGAAGGCATAATTTCCATGAACGGAAACTATGACCGCGCTAAGAAGTCTGGCAGCATCGTCATTCAAGTTGCGACTGGTAAGTGGACATTTCCACCAGGCGCAGTTGTTGTAGTTAGAGGAATGGGGCCGATGAATGGTCGTTGGATCATCAACGATTTCAGACGCAATCTGTTCGATGACACAGCTGAGGTTACTCTCAAGAAGCCAAGACCGAAGTTGCCTGAGCCTCTGGATGATTCTTCTGATCTGAACGCAACTTGGTACGATCAGCCCAACCCCGCACCACTTGATCCTACCAACATACCCGCAGAGAAGAGTAGACTCAT